CGCATAAGCGAGCTTAACAAAGACTCTAAAAAATCCGAGCATTAAAACGTGCCTCAGATTAAAAAATTATAGTCTAAAAAGCAACATCCGTATTGACGGGACTCTATAAAGAGAATTATAAATATACAAATTTAGATTGCAGTCAATCTAAAAGTAGTAGATACAGAAGCAGTACCAGTGCTAAAGGTACCCTGTAAGATCACAGTTATAGCATCAGTACCATTACAAGAAATGTAAATGGATTGATGTAACTCATTTCCTGTGGAATACCCAGATGGATAAGTGTTGACCACTCCAACATTCTGGGTATTACCATTTTTCTGAATAAGCATGGATGATTTAGTAGACAATGCACTATACAGAAAATTTGAATCTACATCCAAAATGTAGTTTCCAGGAGGTGGGACAATGGATCCAGCTGTATTAACCACACCTATACCATTAACATTAACAACTGTAGTAGAATTCGCAGCTGCTAACAATGCTTGGTAATTAACAGTAGTAGTCAATGCAGCAGCATTGTCAAATAAAGAAGTAACACTAAAATTGGAAGGAGCACTTGATGTTGATTCTAGAACTGGGACAGTGAGGACACAATTGTATCTTACCCACAATTCACCAAGAGTTCCAGAATTAGCTTCAATTCCAGAAATAGCAATGTTCAGTATACCACAATCATAGGTCTTGATATCTGAACCACCAGGGAGACCACCTGGACGCACAAATTTTGCATCAGAGTTTTTATGTAAATCTCTGGGTCTCATCTTCAAACAAATCTCTTGATATGGCATTCCATCCGCAGACGGATCAGTATCTTCCATTTGTTGTTTTGAAGTAGGAGCAGGATCTGAGGCATCATAATCAAATGACAAAATAACTTTACCTGTCGTTCCTAATGAAGCAAATTGCGAAACTTGAGGTTTATAAACAAATTCTAAACCTTTAAATTGATACTTTTCATACAATATTGCTTTCTTTGATAACCAAGGAAAAGTAGACGATTGGCCAGGATTAACTGCATAAGAGGTTAACACACTGAAACCAGTCGAATTAGATACAACTTCGCCAATATATTCCATATCGACTTCATTACTTCTCTTGTTAGCACGGAAGTTTTGACCTTGCATATTTCCTAAAGGAAAACGATCAATAACACCTCCTTGATTCTGTTGTCTTTGTCTACGTGGAGGTCTACGCGCATTTCTGCGTTGTTTCACACGGACTTCGTCAACATACTGTTTTAACAAAACACTATTCTTCTTTCCAATAGCTTTTTGTTTATTAATTCTTCTATTTCTTCTTTTCTTACCAGAGGTAAGTTTAACATTTTTACTTATAACATCCAAATTGGACATTTTTAAAAGAGGCTTCGATTCGAATTTAAGCACCTAATTTAATTTTATATAAGAATTATAACAATAGAAGAGATCATCAAAACTAATATACAAATTTTGTAATGACCTATCTGTTTCAGGGAATTTTCCAGCCAATATTCTCATTTTATCGAGAATGATATTGTATACTTCCTGGGTGGATAAAACCCTGAGCAAACCACCAAGTCTCTGCATTTCATGCTCAGGAGAAAGTTGATGAACTTTCTTCTTTCTTAGATTTAGAACAGCCATGACTTTCACAGGATCATGGTGTACATAAGGCTTAAATTTAATCGAACAAAAATCCATCTCTTCCCAGCTCACGGGAGTTTTTGCCCATTCTATT